ACTCAGATGTTGTTGATGTAACTGGAACAACTGTGACTGCTGCAAATGCAGTGACTGAGATGGGCAAAGTTATCGCAGCAGTGCCTAACACTATCTATGGAAAAGATGATTTGTACTTATATGTTTCAACTCATATTTTCAAAAGCTATGTATCTAGCCTTGGAGGCTTCGGAGCAAGTGGCTTAGGATCTGCTGGTATTGACAACCAAGGCCCAACATGGTACAGAGGACAACAAGAACTCTTCTTCGAGGGAGTGAAGGTCTTCCATGCACCAGGGATGCCAACAAACGACATGATCGCAACAAGAGCAAGCAACTTGATTTTCTCTACTGCTTTATTCTCTGAGAACAACCAAGCTTCTGTCATTGACATGAGCAAATTTGATGGCTCTCAGAACACTAGAGTGATTTTAAGAGGATCTCAGGGTGTAAACATTGCAAACGCTGCAGAGATCGTTTACTACACATAATTTCTAACTAACTAAAAACCTATAACAAATGGCATGTGATATTACTAAAGGTCGTGCAATAAATTGCAAGGATCAGATCGGTGGTTTAAAAGCTGCATGGATAATGGGTTTTGGGAATTTAGGAACTGTGACACTAGGGAGTAATGATGAAGCAACTGATGCCTCTGGCACAGGTACTTTTTTCCAATATGACCTAAAAGGATCTGGCAACACTATGGAGACAACAGCGAATGTGTCACGAGATAATGGCACATCGTTTTTCTCCACTGTTTTGTCTCTATCTCTCCCAAAATTGACTAAGGAAGACCAAAAAGAATTAAAGCTACTTTCTTATGCTAGAGTGCATATCATTGTAGAGGACAGAAATGGCAATTTCTTTTTGTTAGGCAAAGATCATGGTTGTGAGCTGACATCTGCTAGTATGCAGACAGGCGGTGCATTTGGAGATGCCTCTCAGTATGTAATGGAATTTACATCTGAAGAGCCACTTCCACCAAACTTTGTTGATGGAGCTACTTCTGCAAATCCAACTGCAGGCTGGAGTTCTTTTACTGAGACTATAACTGTAGGAACAAACAGTTAAAAATTCTCTTTGTGTTTTGTTTGGGGAGTGTCTTGTTATAAGCCTCCCCTTAAAACACATCAAATACAAACACAATGGCTAAAAAAGAATCAATAAAAACATATAAGAAACCCTTTGACAGTCCAGACTTTGTTGAAATCAGCAAAAGCGACTTGTCAAAAGAATTAGGTGAGTCAGAAATCGATGTTTTAAAAAGCGAAGGCAAAGTAAAAACAGCTCAGGCTATTTATAAAACAAAAAAATGACAATCCTAGACAGGTCTCTTTCTTCACACACAATCAATTTCATTCCTAGGAGTTATGACACTTCTGGATCAACAACATATAGAGTGCAAATCACAAACGAGACAAATAACACAGAGACATATAATCAAACAGCAACGAGTTTTGCTCTAGTTGATTATTACAGAACACACACAGCAGCATTTGGCTTTGACACAACTAAAGACATGAGCTACATTCTAAAAATAACAGACACAGCAACATCAAAAGTGATTTACAGAGAGAAAATTTTTGTGACAGATCAGACAGCTTCAAGCTATTCTGTCAACACAGGACAATTCACTTTTGACACTAGCTCAACAAATGACTACTTAGTTTATGAATAGCCTAGAAGTAATACAGTTAGAAGCCTATCAGACTCCAGAAGTCATTGAGGATGCTAAAAAAGACTATGTAGCATTCGGATCTGGTAATTCATTCTATGATGAGCTTATAGATGTCTATCTAAACAGTCCTACATCGCACAGCACAATCACAGGAATTGTAAACCAAATTGTCGGCAAAGGCATTCACGCACATAATGCTTCAAAAAAACCAGATGAGTTTGCACAGTTTAGATCGCTTTTCAAGGCAAATGATTTAAAAAAGATTGCTCTTGACTACAAACTACTAGGAGAGGCTGCAATACAAGTGTCCTACTTACAGAAAAAAGTGGTTAAAGTATCACATTTTAACAGAGAGACACTAAGAGCTGAAAAATGTGATGACAAAGGAGCAATCAATGCCTACTATTATCATCCAAAATGGAAAGACTACAAAGATGGAGACAAGCTAACTAGGATTCCTGTCTTTGGATCTGGTGCAAAAAATGAGATTTATATCATTAGAAGACACATTCCATCTATGCACTACTATTCAGTGCCTGACTACATTGGATCATTAAACTATGGAAAGCTAGAATGCTCTATTAGTGAGTTTTTAGTTAATGAGGTTGAGAACTCTTTTTCTGGATCTAAGCTGGTTTCTTTTGCTAATGGTACTCCAACAGTGGAGGGCATGCGAAGAATCAAGCAAGAGATTACAGACAAGCTTACAGGGGTGCATGGAGAGAAAGTCATAGTATCATTCAGTGACTCTGTAGAGAACAAAACAACTATTGAGGACATAAACCCACCAAACTCTGCTGAAGTTTATCAGTATATCTCTGAAGAGTGCTCTAGAAAGCTGATGATCGGACACAGGATCACATCACCTCTTCTTGTAGGAATCAGAGACACTGGAAACTCTCTAGGAAATAATGCAGAAGAAATACAAAACGCACACAATCTTTTTGAGAACCTTGTGATCAAGCCTTATCAAAATGACATCATAGATGCTATTGATGACATCTTAGCTGTTAATGGCATCTCTTTAGATCTATATGTGCAGACACTCACTCCAATAGAGTTCACAGACACAGACAATGCAATCACTAAAGAGCAAGTTGAGGAAGAAACAGGACAAGAGTTGTCAACTCACAAGCCAGATTTGTCTGTAGAGCATGAAAATTTAATGATAGAAAAGCTTTCAGAGTTCGGTGAGGACATTTCTGATGAGTGGGAACTGATAGAAGAGACAGCAGTCACAAATCCAGAACATGAGTACAGTTTGTCAAAAATAGACATGTTTGCAAACACTGCAGATGCAGATACTAAAAGCAAAGAAGACAAAGGTCTTTACAAGCTTAGATATGTCTATGCTGGAAACCCTAATCCACAAAGAAAGTTTTGTGTTGAAATGATGTCAAGAAACGCTGGCACAAAGCATGGACTACTTTATAGACTCGAGGATATTAACGCACTATCTGCACTTGATCCAAACAAAGGTCTTGGTAAGGGTGGATCTGACAACTATGACATTTTTCTTTACTGCGGAGGGGTTAACTGCAGGCATTTTTGGAAGCGGATGATTTTCTTCAGAAAAAGAGACACACAAGGAAAGTTTCTAGAGCCAAGCAGCACAGATGATCTAGAAAATGACAAAAGAGTGGCAAATGTGCCAAGTTTAAAACAGAAAGGTCTAGAAGGGACACCACCAGCAGACCGACCAAATAAAGGAAGAGCAAGTTAATATGGCAACAGTTTTATTTTGTAGTAAAAATGATATAGTAAGAAAGAGTCCAATCCTAGACTCTTCTATAGATAGTGACAAATTAGTGCCTGCTTTGCATTTAGCACAGACACAATACCTCAGAGAGATCATAGGGACAGATCTTTACAACAAATTTGCAACAGATATTGCTGCAAGCAGTTTGACAAACCCTTATCTAGATCTACTCAACAACTTTGTTAAGCCTATCCTGATCCATTTAACTCTATCAGAGTTTCTAAAGACAGCAGCTTACAAAGTAACAAATGGCGGTGTGTTTAAGCATGTATCAGAAAACTCTTCTGAGCCATCTATTGAAGAAATAAAAGACCTTGTACAAATAGAAAGACAAAGAGCTGAAAGCTACACAGAGAGGTTTTTAGATCACATGGCATTCAATGCCACTACAAACTTCCCAGAGTGGTTTTCAAATAGCAATGACGATGTGAGTCCAACTTATGATTCTTACAAAATTGATTGGGTGTTATGAGTTATGGTTCTATCTATCCTGTTTCTTGGTTTGGTAATGTTAATGACTCTGGAGGGTGGGGTGCAATATACCCTTTTGATGCAGATGGCAGTACCCTATCAGCAGACAGCACAAAGGTTACCTCTGACTCAACAGCAATTACTGCAGATCAAACAATATTTTAAAAACTAAAAAATGGCTCAACAAACAATTAACGTATCAACACCGAACTCAGGAGCTGGAGATAGCCTTAGAGATTCAATGATTAAAATCAACTCAAATTTCACAGAGTTGTACACTGATGATGCAGGAGATGTAGGTAGTATCATAGGAGGCACAGGGATCACAGCAAGCTCTGCAACAGGAGATGTGACAGTAAGCATTACTGATGACTCCGTTGATCATGATCAACTCTCTAATAGATACACAGCTTCTAGTGCAGTTACATCAGCAGCAGCAATTACACTTGATACAGCAACAGCAGATGTGTTCACTTGGACAGCAGGACATTCTACAACAGTTGCCTTTACAAATGTTAAGATAGGTGCTACTTCTGCTGTAATTATAACAGGAGGTGGTTCTAGCTACACATTAGCACTAGGAAACATAAACGGGTCAGCAGGAACATTTAACAGACTAGGTGGAACGTATGATGACACAAGCGGTACTAAAAACCTTATAGAATTTAAGTTTATATCTACGTCAGAAGCGTGGTATCAAATCTCACAAATAGCATCGTAATGAAAGCAATAAATAGAAACGGAACAATACAGGTTTACAACTCAGTGCCTAAAGTATTTAAAGGGCAACAAAAAGAGTATCTAGGAGGGTTTGATAACCTTAGTGAAGCACAACAAAGAGCAGAAGGTTTGTTTGATGTAGTAATGCCTGATGGGTATGATTCAAGAGTACACGACTTAGGGGACATTTACTGGGATTCTGAAAATACAAGGTTTACATATCCTAAGACAAACAAGACTTGGCCACAAACAGTAGCGGAACTTAAAGAACAAAAAATAGCTAACCTAAAAGCCAGTGCAAACTCTAAACTATCTGAAACAGATTGGGTGATAATTAGAGATACAGAACTAGGAAATACGACAGCACAGGACATCTTAGATGCTAGAGCAGCGATAAGAACAAGTGTTGCAACAAAGGAAAGCGAGATAAATGCTAAGACAACAAAGGCATCAGTTGTTAAGTACGACATAAGTTTAGACTAATATGGCTCTAAATAGAAAAACATTTAAGAAAGTTGCAGCAGCAGATGCAGCTTTAGTACCATCCGAGAACTTTAATACTGTACTCTACACAGGAACAGGAGCAACACAGCGTATTGGTGGGTATATCAATAGAGGTGCTGTGTTTAATGGGAGTAGTAGTGTTATAAATTTAGGAAGTTCTGCTCCTTTTGGAGATAATGATGATATAAAAGCTATTAGTGCTTGGGTTAGACTGAATGACACTACAAGTAATACAACAGACAATGCTTGGATTTATTCTGTTTCAAGTGCGGATACTTACGATTGGTTTTATGTAGGGTATAGACCAACCCAAAATAAAATACAAGTATATAGAAGGAATGGTGCGTCAGACTATGCACAAACAGACGCTACTATAACACCTGACACGGATTGGCATCACGTATTAGTTCAGTTAACCTCAACAGAGGTAGAAATATATCTTGATGGAACAAAGCTAACAACAACAAATACAAATTCAGGTACAGGCTCAAATACTTCTTGGATTGATTATCCTGGTTATTCAGGTACTGTTTACAGCCAAATAGGTAGGTCAAGGCAAAATACTCCTAAATATTATGATGGCAAAATAGACCAAGTAAGATTTTTTAACAAAGCATTATCCTCTTCAGAAGTAACTACTCTATATGGAGAAACACACGCTTCTACTACAATAGCCACTACGGATATATTTAATGACGATAGCGGAATAGCCTTATACCAATTAGATGGGAATGCTAATGACACAGGAGGTGCAAATGGTAAGTTTGGTGCTGCTGCTATATTTAATGGGAGTAGTAGTGTTATAGATTTTTCGCAACCTTTAT